TTCTTGTCATGATAACATCAATTCCTTGGTCAACTAAGAATTTCTTTAACTTTAATGCAACCTTTAGGTTTACAGTTTTCTCATAAACACTACCTCTATTTGCACCATTGTCATACCCACCATGTCCTGCATTAATGGTTACTTTATTTACCATAATTAATACCTCCAACCTTTTATTTAATATGTGGATTCATAGTATTATTACCAACGAACCCACATAATATTTTATACCATTTATTTTTCTGCCATGGTTTTTGTTACCTGTTCTTGATAGTCTACTTGTTCTTTTTTAATTATCTCACTTGTTTCATTATCAATTATTTGTTTTATTTCTATTAGAATAAGTCTTAGTATAGTTGCTGGAAGTTTTGCACTCACCATTTCCTTTAAAATACTTGCTTTTGCATCTTCAATTTTTAAATTTATACTTCTTTCCACTACCATTTTATATTCCTCCTATTTTTTTAAAGTTGTTTACTTGTTCCACTGCTCGCATATAACCATGTGCCTGTATCTCTTATGTCTAAGTAAGAACCTGCATTTGCGTGTAAAATTAATCTGTTTGTCAAACATTCTAAAAAACAGCCGTTTGGTAAATTTATAATATCTCCACCGTTTATATTAACACTTGGTGCATTAATATATATTTCTTGTGAAGCATTAACTGTTGTTGTACCATTGGATATTAGAGTCAATGTCTCTGAACCTTTCATAGTTAATTTACCACCATCTTGACCACCCACACTACCTTGTGCATACCATATATAATTTTTCATAGTAAGCACGTCTCCTGCATATGGACCAAATGAAATAAATGGATATTTATCGTATGCCCAAGTTTCATCAATTCCAATTCTAATATTTTTTATATTATCGGCATAGAAATCAACATATTGGTCTTTTACTGAAAAATAATCAGCTGTGTTTGAGGTTCTTATTGTTGTACCAGTTATAGTTCCGCCACTTATTGTTGGGCTGTATATAGTTGTACTATCTATATAAGTGGATTGTATATATGATGGAAGAACTGGTATTGTTGGTTGACTAGTTACATTATCCCAAGATATATATGCATTTGCTCCCATAATTACATTAGTTCCTACTGTTAAAGTTTCTATCTGTGCAGTAGATATACTTGCATTAAGTGTACTTATATTTTCAGCATATACACTAGGAGTCCAGATACCATTAACATCTATATAAGTTGCATTAATTGTATCTAAAGCCATTAGGTCTGTGTACTGTGTTGGAATTGATGGTTGACTAGTTACATTATCCCAAGATATATATGCATTAGTACCCATGGTAACATTATCACCTACAACTAAATTTTCTACATTTAATAGAGCAGCATTCAAGGTTCCAGTTGTTATAAAATCTGCTACAATTTGACCATCCATAGTCATTGCTAGTCCATACGTTCCACTGTATCCTGTGCTTGAAAAACCAAACCCATTCTCATTCCATACCCATACTTTACTTGCTAAATCCAAATCTTCATTATCTGATATAGCTAAGCCAGAAGGTAATCCACTAATGTTATCATATAGTGTTTTTAAATATCCACCGTCTGCGCCAGTTATTAAATTGGTTGCATTTGCGATTGCCACATTTAAATCAGCATATGATTGTGATATTGCCTTTGTTAGAGTTGACCCTCCAGTTATCGTTATAGTAGTGTTCGTGCTACTCGGACAATCTACTGTAAATATACTTTTCATTCCACCATTATACGAAAACTTGTGATTTACAATGGCCAAAGTTCTAATAACATTTAGTGAATCTGTAAATTCAATTGTATCACCAACTTGTAAATGTGGCATACCTTGTGCAGTTAATTTATATGCATAAAATTCTAATGGAAATTCCCTATTGAGTACTGTTTGTAATTCACTACTATTTGTAATTGCACTATTTTCAAATTCTAAAGCAAATCCAGTTCCATCCCCAGCTATTATATCAACTTCTTCATCATCTGTTGTAATTGATAATTGTGATAATCTAACTATAGTATCACTAGTTAATTTAAAATCAATATAATTATCTGCATCAAATCCAAATCCACTATAAGTTAAAAACTTAAACGATACTTCTCCATAACAATTTATAGTAGCATTTGTTGTGCATAAAGATGCTATCATTCCAATAACTTGTCTAACAGTTCCTATAGGTTTTGTTGGAAAACTAACAGAGGGTAAAGTTTGAATTTCAAAAACTATTCCATAATCAGTTGTTATTTCAGAAATCATATCCTGTATTGTAGCAGGAAAAGCTAAAGCTGAATCATATCTATAACTATCATAGTCTATCATTACATCATACGCTTCTAATTTAGTTGTTAATTTTCCTTTTACTACATCACCATAACTAGGATAAAATGTTCCCATCTGAACCCATTCAAAAATACCATTTACATCAATTCCAACAAATACAACTAATGGTTCACCCACTAAAATAGATGGTATATCTACTGTATTTACAAATTCTAATATTAATTTGTTAGATATAACTCCACCTAATGTTGGAATATTATTACTTCCAAATGAACTTTCAATATCAAAACCAACTATTGTATCTGTATCCATAAATACTTCTGGATTTTCAGTAGAGTATAATTGTTCATCATTTATATCATATAATAAACTACCATTTATATCATATAATATATCTCCAATTCCAATTCTAGCATTTACTGTTCTTGTTGATTTTTTTATTTCTGTTAAAAAATTTGATGTTATATCAAACATAGTTTACACCTCCTACTGTTCTACAAAATTCATTTTTAAACTTTCCCATAATAAATCGGTTGTTCCATTTCCAAATCTATACATTGGAGAATTTCTATCTCCAACATAAAAAGTCTTTGTTGTTACTCCTAATATTGGGTCCTGATATGTTACTTCAAAAAATACATCTGATACTGCTCCAAGTAAAGTTGCCATATCACTTTGGCTCATTGGAGGAAACTCACAATTTAATTTTCGTTTAGTTCCAATTCTATCTCTAATGAGATTTCCATTAGCATTTCTAGTGCTTTCTCCATCTATATCACTTATATCAACTTGCAGTTTGCTTGGTGTCTTTACTGCTGTTAAATTTATGGTTAACAATGCCATAATAATACCTCCTTAATTGATAAAGAGATGAAGTTTTTACCCACACCTCTACTTATATAATTACCATTTTTTTAATTATTAATATCAAATTATAAGTATATTTTTATTATACTTATGTGGTACTATTTTCCTATGACGATGCAATAAATATAATACTGCCAGTATAAACCGTACTCGTAACAAGTGATATAACAGAGTTTAATATTTGTATGTCACCATTTGTATTTATTGAAATTGTATATCCGTTTGTTCTGAATGCAGTAAGGTCGAATAAAGGAAATACGGTATCGGATAAAGGTCTGTAACCAATAGGTAAAGTTGCTATAATAGTTCCAACCGCTATTGTTCCACTTGTCGCACTAAAGACTAATTCAATCTGATTAAGACTATTTTTTCTGTATTTATTACCTCCGCTATACGTTGTCCACCCATTTAACAATGTAGGTGTTATCCAATTAACCATGGGTAAAAAAGTTGAATTTAGTAAAGTGGTTGAACCACAAACATGATTTATTCTAGCTATTTTTTTTAAAGTGTCGCATACTTCAATATTATTAGTTATAGAGGTTTCATTGCAACCAACAAATACTATCCCTTTTGAATTTGCTGTTGAAAATATTACATTTCTTGACCTTTTTAAAGTTACCCCACTTAAATTAACAGTATCGCTATAATTTACATTAAATATAGACATACCATCTATAATTGTTGAGATTGTTCCTTGTATTATTCCACCATTAAAATTAATACCACCCTTAGAGACTGAACTTGGTACACTCATACCTACATCAAAGGTAGGGGAAGCCGAACTATTTGGAATGTTTTCAACGTAAATATTATTAAAAGAAACTGTATTATCACTATCTATTTTTAGTCCTTTTTCAGTAGATTCAAATATACAATTATTAAAACTTAAACCTATTATTTTGTATAACCCCACTTCTACAGGAATTGAATTTATATATGCTTTTGTCTGTCCAAAATAACAATTGTCATATGTTACAGTAGTGCTTAACTCACCTGTTACATATAAACAATGTATTGTTGCCCTTTGTGACGTAACGTTTGAAAATTTAATATTCATTACACCATCAATTTGTATATTATCTTTGAAATCAATTATAATCATATTTTTAAACGTAGAATTAACTGCATTTTTTACATACAAACCTATTTTAGAATTAGTTGAACCAATAATATATATATTTTTAATGTTTATATTGCCAACGTAACCAACTAATAAATTTACTTGGTCTAAAGTAATGAAATCAGTATCTACTACGGTTGGTATATGATAAAAGGTTGTGCCTGTAGTAGTTCCTACTCCGGCGTTACCACTCCATGATTGACCTTCTAAGGCACCACTTATTACTACACCTGTTTTTGCAATATAAGTGCCTTTAAAATAAAATTTACCACTAGGGAATTGAATAGTTCCACCACCTAGAGTAAATAATTCATCAGTTAAACTTTGTAATAATATCGTTGAATCATAAGTGTTATCATTAACCTTTCCACCTTTTGTGATAAAATTAATGTTTATTTTCGCCATATCTACCAACTGCGACGTATGGTCTATTAATTCATCTGTATTAGTTTCAGTTTGTATTAATCTTGCATTTATTTCAGCAGTTGTTAAATTTATTCTACCCATTAAAATCTCCTCCAATATTTTAAATAGAGGAATGAATCAACATACCTCTATCTTATAATTACCAATTTGTGTTCTAAATATTTAATGCCAATCTTCCTTCACTTTTCGTAATCTTATTGATTGTGTTTATTGCAACTCTACCAAATTCACTTCCACCAACATTTAATACTACTTCTTGCGAGTTGTCTGGGGATTTCATTGCATTGTCTATTGCACTATAAACAGAATCATAAACTGATTTTGAAAAGTCTGTGTTATCTACGTTCATTGTTGCAGTAGTTGATACCTTATTATCAATATCTTTTAATGCCATATCAGTAGCAGAGAAGTCACTAGTTGGAGTTAAGTTAACATTTGCAAACTGACCCTTTATACCATCAACTATGCGTCCAGCAGTTCCAACAATATCTTTTGTGGTATTTCCAAGTCCAATGGCTAAACCCAATCCCATGAATTTACCTATTTCGTCACGCATAACTGTTGAAGGAGAATGAATACCAAGTCTAGTTTTTAGTCTATTTATAAGACTACTTCCCCAATCCCATATTTTCCAGTTAGATGGTTTAAGACCTCCAAATAATCCACTTAGCAAATCTTTACCTACTAATTTCATTCTATCCATCCAATGAGGTAAGTTAGCAATAAATTCATTTATAAATCTTACTCCCCAATTGTATATTTTCCAGTTAGATGGTTTAAGACCTTCAAATAATCCATCTAATAAATCTACACCAATTTGATACATATCATTGTACCATCCACCCATAGTCGCAAGTGTTGAGTTCCATCCCCTTGCAAAGTCTACCCAACCTTCTTCTGCTTTTAATAACATTCTAGTTTTCCATTGACCAATTTTAATAGATTGTTCCTCTGACCATTTATCCAAATCTTTATTGCTTTGTACTCTCCATTCTTCAAACGCAGTAAGTCTATCACTAAAATATCCCTTGAAATCTTCTAACATTTTAGCGTTTGCTTTGTTATTCTTTTCTATCTGTTCTTCTTGTGATTCGGCATGACCCTTACCTAATTCTGTCCAAAAGCCACTCCAGCCTTTCATGAATCTTGCCCATCCTTCTGCAAGCTTAAGGGACGTTTTATCTTCCCATTTCTGTAACTCTTTATTACTATTAACCCTCCACTTTTCAAGTTCAATACCGACATTCTTAAAATATTCCTTAAAACCTGTTAACATTTTAGCATTGGCCTCTTTATTCTTTCTAGCCTGCTCCTCTTGTGCAGCACTACGCCCACCATCTAATTTTATCCAAAATTTGTCCCAAATACCAAGAACTTCATTATTGTTTTCATCAATAAATTTTGCATTTTCTCCTAACTTCTCTCTTGTTTTTTTATTTATTTTTTCATAACCTTTTTCAGCACTTTCAACTATAGCTTCTTTATTTTCATCAGCAGCCAGTACCATTGCATCATAGGCTTCTTTGTTATTAACACCATTTTCACCATACCAAGCAGTTGCCAACAGTAATTGTCTTGAATATTGATTTTCAGCATTTTCAATAACCTTTTCTTTTGCTTTCTTTTGTTCAATCAATACCTTACTAGCCTCTTCAACAGTTAATGCAGCTGTATTAGCACCCATTCGTCTCATTATTGTCATACGTTCTGCATTGTTATCAACAAGATTGGTAACTCCTATTGCATTTGATTCTTCATTTAATTTTGCTATTTTCTTAAGGTTTTCATCTGATACTTCTACACCAGCTTCATTTGCAGTTGTTATTATTCTTAATATTTCAGCCTCATTATCTGCAACTGTTGTTTTTGCTCCCTCATAATAATTTTCAGCATCTCGTCTCATTTGGTCGAAATCTTCTTTTGACATTACATCTCTTAACGGTTCTAAGTTTTTTAATGCTTCATTTTTATCTGCATCAAGTTCATCAACTATTATTTGTGTTACAGTTTTAACATCTTTTTTTAATTCTTTAAGAGTTTCATCATCAATTATTTCTCCAGTAAAACCCAATTCAGTAAATGAGCTTCTTACATCATCAACTGCTTTCATAAATGGTTTCATCTTCTTGTTAGTTACATCTGATATACCTTCCCCAAGAACATCCACGGATTCAATAGCAGGAGAAAAAAGTTTCCCAACTCCTCTTACTAGTAATGTGAACGCTTCAAATGCTAGAATAGCTACTCCAAATGCACCAAATGGTGTAAACAGTAATGCTATCCCTAGAATTGTTAATGCCAAATCTTCAAAATCTATTCCAATTTTACCCAGTGTTTTTTGGAACAATGGTGGAAATTCAAACGCACCTACAAATTTTAATGCCTCAATTGTAGCATCAGCAAGCCAATCATTTATAACTTTAAGACCGTTCCTAAAATTTTCACTATTCTTAAGCAAGTCAACAAAACGTCCTATCATAACAATAAGTGTTCCCGATATAGCAGTTAATATGGATGCCATTGGAAGGTATGCAACCCTACTAAAAAATCTAACAGTTGTAAGTTTTCCACCAGTAAACAGTAGGTCCTTTACCTTTCCCAATATACTTGCTAATCCAAGAGCCTTTGCACCAAAAAACATATTTGCTATAGATGGTGCTAATTTCCATGCTAAAAATCCCACACCAATCAATGTTACCAAATCTAATATACCATCTAATACTGGAAGTAATTTCTTTTTAAGTTCATCTGATATTTGTGGAACATCACCTAGTAATTCTCCAAGAGTTGGTAATTCCATACCACTTAAAATTCCTCCAGCACCTCCATCCAATCCTGCTCCTGCACCTGCATTTTTTCCTGCACTGGGACTTGTTGGTTTAGGTAGTATATTAAGTTCATCAAAACCAAGAGTGGCACTTTTCATTTTCTTCAATGCCTTAGTTGTCCCATCTACTGCTTTGGTAGTACCATCTAATGCATCTGATGAATTTTTTGCATCCTCTCCAACTTGATTTAATCCAGTAGCATTTGTAGGTGCTTCATATCCAAATAGACTAGCAATTTTATTAGCAACATCAGTAAGTACCATAACTAATGCATTTAACCAAGGTAATACAACTTTTAACATAGGCATGAAGATTGTTCCTATTGCCCTACTAAGAGTTACAAATCTTTCTGATAATATCCTTAATTGATTGGCAGGAGCATTAATCGTTCTAGCGAAATCTCCTTGTGCCAACGTAGTTTGTCTAAGCATTGTAGCATAACGTAAAGCCATCTTTTCACCTTGGCTCATGTTTCTTACAGATTCAGTTATACCTTGATTCATAGCTTCGGTTTTAAGTCCAGCTTCTGTTACATCAATACCATACTTGTAAACTGTTTCAGATTGTCCAACTAATCCAGACCTTAAATCTTGCATAACTTGTTGGATTGGAACATTTGTTAAAGATGATAAGTCCAAAGCAAGTCTTGTTGTATTTGTTGATAGAACTTCTGCTTGTTTGGTAGTCATTCCCATAGACCTAGAAAGTAATGCAAATCCACCTATAGCACTTTTTAGATTGGTTGGGTCTAGTCCATAAACTTGTTGTAGTGAATCAACAGTTTTCATAGCTTCTTCTGTCAGGTTACCTAATGAAACCACAAATAAATTGTTAACTTCAATCATGTCCAATGCAGATTTAACTGCACTAGCCATTCCTCTAGCAAATTTATACATCATTCCTATTCCAATTATTCTATTCAAACCTTGAAATGAATTTGTCATACTACCCATTGTTCTAGCAGTAGTTCTATCCAAGTTACCTAAACTATTTCCGACTCCACGCAAAGAGTGTCGTAGGCTATCGGCATTACCTTGGATATTTACAAACATATTCTCACTCATTTAGTTTCCTCCTTTTTTCTCAAACTTGGCATTTATTTTCTGTGATTGTGCCATAACTCTGTTTTTAATTTCCTCAGAACTCATCCCTTTTTCTTTGACCTTATCTGCCATCATTGGTCTTTTAGGGTACTTAGCTTCTTTATTAAGTGAACTAACTATTGCCATTCTGATATAAACTCCACTTTGCCATGCCATAGAATCATCATATTTCTGTTTTAAAGAAAAAGCCTTAGTGAAAGGTGATAATGATTTCGGATTCAATGTCCAAAATAACTCATAATCAACACCCATCATTAAGGCACTTGGTAATAATTCACTTGTTATGTGTTCTATAAATGAAAGTTTTACATCATCTGATTCTTTATCTTCAAAAGGTTCGGCAACAGTTATTTCTTTTTCTTTGTTGTCTTTTGAAGTGACTTGAAAAAACTTGACTCTTGAAGTAATTCCATTAAGTCTGATAGTAATTCTGTGATTGATTCTTCTTCAATATATTCTTCAATAAAAGCTGAAACATCATTCATAGAATATTTAACTTTTGGTGAAGTATTAACTGCACCCATTAAAAGTGTTTCTAATACACCTATAACCATAAATGGTTTGTTTTCAATATCATCCATTGCTTTTACATCAAAATTTTCCATATACTTGAATGAGTTAAAAGTAAACCCTAATTCACATTCTTTTCCTTTAATTGTAATTATCATTTCCTACTCCTCCTACGAATTTAATTGTGGTGAGATATTTTCATCTACCTCACCCAACATTATTATAACCTATATTGCTTTAAATTATGCTACTGGAATGAAAGTTAATGGAGTTGAAGCTGATAAAGTTACTGTCATTTTTCTAACCTCATCAACACCTCCACCCATTGCATAAATCTGAACTTGTCCAGACCATTCAAATGTTCCAAATTCTCCTGCTCCAAGAGTAACTTCTCCGAAAGCTAAATGAAACCATTGTGTTCCAGTAATAGTATTTATTGTATTATAAGTTGCTTCATCATAATTACACTCGAAAGTTAAATCTGGAACGTCTTGTAATCCAAGAATGGAAGTCTTAAATACGGATGCTGATAAATCAGTTGTGTCTAGCTTACTTGGAGTTGAACCCATATCTGGATAGCTGATTATATCAACTAGACTTGCATATGTTCCACCTTGCGTTGCACTAGTTAATAGTGAAGTTGTTGCAGTTGACATTGCCATAATTTATTCCTCCTCTTAACTGAATACTATTGGGGTTGAAGCAGATAGTGTAATTGTCATTTTACGGACTTCATCTACTCCCCCACCCATAGCATAGATTTTTACTTGACCTTGAAACTTGAATACTCCATCAGCAGTTCCAAATGTTAATCTGAAATAATAAGATGGTGCATTTAAATTGTTTACTGTATTGAATACTCCCTCATCATAATTAGCTTCAAATGTTAGGTCTGGTACATCTTGTAATCCAAGAATACTTGTCTTGTATACAGATGCTCCCAAATCAGTTGTATCTAATTTAGATGGTGTAGAACCCATGTCTGGATATGAAATTATGTCTATTAGTTTATCATAAGCTACTCCGTCTGTTCCATAATCTAAACTCGTTGTTGCAGTTGATATTGCCATTCTAATTCCTCCTTTTTTACTAAGCTACTACTCCAAATACTAATGGTGTAGATGCAGAGAGTGTAACTGTCATCTTCCTAACTTCGTCTACTCCCCCACCCATTGCGTATATTTTAACTTGACCTTGCCAATCGAATTTGCCATCTGCTATTCCAAATACTAACTGAAAGAAATAATTACTGGCATTAAGGCTATTTATAGTGTTAAAAATTGTTTCATCATAATTACATTCAAATGTCAAGTCTGGCACTTCTTGTAATCCAAGAATACTAGTTTTGTAAGTCGATTGTGCCATATCAGTAGTATCTAATTTAGATGGAGTTGAGCCCATATCTGGATAACTATTGATTGCTACTAGACTTAAATAAGTCCCCCCTGCTAACGTATCGACAGATGTTAAAGCAGTTGTTATTCCAGTACAAGTTCCATTATCTACAGATATATTCAAAGTAGTATCATCATTGGTTGCAACTAACTTAGTTAAAATAACATCACTAGTTGTTCCACCAACAGTATAAACATTTGTTATATCTGGAAGTAATGATAATTCTACTCGTATCTTTTCTGCTACTTGTGAAGCAGTATCATCCAAAGCTACTGCCACTTGATTAGTTATTGGACTACCACTTATATCTCTGCCAGTGACTATTACTGTAGCGTTTCCTGCCTGGGTAATCGTACCCACAACAGTAGCAGTTTCTATCTGTAGAGCAGAAGAAGTAGCATATTTCAAAGTTGTTGTTGCAGTTGACATTGCCATATTACTTACCTCCTAAATAATTGTTTTGTTTCCCCTATAGTACAATCATATCTAAGATTATATCTATATACATCCGTATCAAGATAGTTTGGAATTGAATTTGATGAACTTCTGCTCATTCTATACTGCCCACTCATTATGGCATCTACCTCTCCCCGAATCTTCTTTACTTCTGATAATTTATTTGTCTTATCTGAGAATATATTTATCTCAAACGTTATATCGTTATATTGTTCCCCTAAAGTGTTAATTGTATTCAAATTACTTGTGTTACTTATTTCCTCTATCACTAAGCATGGGAAGATTGGAGTGGTGGATGGATAATTCTGTAATACTGTAACATCAGTAAGTGTTGTCTTTAAATTTGTATAAATCTCATTGATAATATCTATTACCATTTATCTCACCCCTCTAACTTTTTTTACCTCTGCTTTTACATTTTTTGATATAATTTGTGTGAAACTTGCTCTTGCCCATCTCCAAGAATCGTATAGAAATGGTCTTGATTCTTCACCTTTTGTCCACCCATATAATTGACCTTTGTAGGTATGCTTATTAGGGTTTGGGTCTGATTGTGTTGTTGGATAAAACCACCCTCGCTCACCGTTATCACCTTCATCATATACCCATCCCAATTTTAATTTAGGATGTTGTTTACCCGTTTTACCGACTACACCAGTTCCATATTCTACATAGATTGCATAGTCACTACCAATTATTACTGATATTCCTTTTCCATTATCAACCACTGATATACTATGTGCTATTTCACTATTGGCCAATCCATATTTACCAAGATTAAAAATTATCTTATCTTTAAGTCTATCAGCTACTTCTTCTATTCCTTTACGAACACCTTTATCATATGCAATTTCTAAATGTCTCCATTGTGTAATACTTCTGGATAAATTATTCATATCAACTGTAAAGTGTAAATCTGAGGAACTTTGATATCCCCTAGTTACTGGATTTCCCATTACGTTCTTCTCCTAAATCCATAATTATAAGTGTTGATACTCTTTTGTATACTTGTCAATCTATAGTCATAGGTTGTTCCAAAATTATCAAGTGGTTCAGTTAAGAACAGCAAATCATCCTCGGTTAACGCAACTTCATTACTGACAGATATCATATCCAATTGCGAGTCTTTACCAAATATTCGTTCGGTTACAGCACTATTGGATGGGAATAAACTAATATAAACAATTGTTGGAATAGCATAATTAAGTGTAAATTCTCCAGTATCATATCCATCAATATCAAATAAAGGTGATGAAGTCAATGGAGTAACTAGCCATAGTTTAACTTTGTTTCTAGCTAGAGTTCTCATAACTACACCACCCTTATATTAGAGAAAGGTGTCTTAGCCATTGGCATGACTTGACATAATAGACTATTTGAAATATCAGCAGTTTGATATGTTCTAGCTATTCCATTTTCACTATGAGATAACTGACCTTCTGCTCCTATTTTATTGTACATTTCTACTGCCATTTTAACTTGTAAATTCAGATATACAACTTCTACAAGATTTGAATTTCTTAAATCACAAATTATATCACTTGCGTTATCCAAATAAAGAGTTAGTAGAGAATCACTTTCTAGTGGATTTCCTAGGAGTAGTTTTAGTTTTTCTAACTGACTTAGTTGGCTCATTATTATCTACCTCCACTTTCACTTCTTGCTTAGCTGCTTTCTTTGGTGCTACTTTCTTAGGTTCTACTTTTAATTCTTCTTTTGGTTCTCTAGGGAATATATATGGAACTGCATCTGTTTGAAATTTACATCTTACTTCATAGTGTGAATACATTTTATATTCCTCTGCGATTGTTGTCTCAGTACCTTCAATAAGTAAAACTTTATCGGGGTATATGTTAACCCCGACTAGTTTTTCACCGTCTTGACGATACAATTTACCATTCTGATAAACGTACATTCAAAACACTCCTTTTTTTCAATTAACCATTAGAGATTATTTTAGCCATCATTATTGATTTCTCTGGCATTTTTATTGCATAGTTTGTTGCTAGGAATAAGTTTGCATCTGGCATACCAACATCTGTAGTTACGTCCCCAGTGAATGAGAATCCATAAGGTGCAAGTGTTTCCCTTACTCTAGTGTATATTAAATCAACACCACCAGTTGCATTTGGGTCTCTATCCATTTCAGATGGTACATCTACTGGGGCAGTTGCATAATGAATTGCACCCATACCAAGGATATAAGTTACATAATCGAACTCGTCTGTATCAGTAGCATTTGCAGTTACTGGAACTCCGTCATTAACGATTACCGTCTTACCATTGATTGTACCAATTGGTAAATCTCTAGTTATTCCACTAGCATCTGTATACTTACTAAATTCTAGCAATTGAAGATTAGCGAATCTACTTGCAACGATTGAGTGCATAATTACTAGAGAGAAATCTTGAGAATTATCCCCACAAGCCTTAACACAAGCATCTGCAATTGTAGTTGCTCCAACTTTATTTATTAATGGGTCTGTAGTACTAAGTGCAGTTGATATATCTGTAATATGCTTAGTCCATTCTGCATTACCAGTGATACCAAATACTCCTGCTAGTATTCCTAAAAGTCTAGTTTGTCTAGCTTTGATATAGAAGTTTGCTACTCCACTAACGATTTGAGCCATTGGGTCTGCACCAGAGTTGAAGTCTTTAATGAAAGATATTGCACTCCATTTAGCCATTCTACCATATACAACACCACTATATGTTCCACCAGTAATTGAACCACCAGTAAATGAATCTACACCATTATATACATCTTCTGTTCCAGTTAGTACATTATAAAAAGGTACTGTGTAAAAGTTAGAACCATTAGATATCATTCCAGCGATTTCGCTATCGTTTACTACTGCTCCAGATTCTATCATTGATGTTAATACTAAATCTGGTACATTTCTCCATGAATAGTTGAATAGTTCTGCATCAAAGGGAAAACTTAAATTTGTTCCTGCCATAATATTTCTATCTCCTTTTTTATCTTAGATTATTTTATAAATTCTTTATACTGTTCTGGATTTGTAGTTTTAAATTTTAATTTATCCCCATAACCCATTTTAGCAAATTCTTTAATTGTTACTACTTCGTTTCCTGGACCTACTTTTGGAGGTGGTACTTTTGTGTACTCGCTCTTAATTCTTGTTTCGATTTCACTCTTTGAACTTGTATAACTGTCAATAAAGTTCTGAACATTAGATTTTGTAATATCAACGTCATCAGATACAAGCATGGTCATTAATTTATCATATTGCGATTTGGGTATCTGTGCTTCTGATAGCATATCTCTTGCTTCAAGATTATTAGCTCTCTTTTTTATATTTTGTTCCCTTAAAGAAACATCTTTTAATTTTTCATCATATTCTTTTTTAGCTAATTCATCAGCACTAAGTTTCGCCCTTTCAGAATATTCGGTTTCCCATTTCAACTTGCTTGTTTCCAGACCTTTCTGGATTCCACTTTCGACTCTCCTATCAGTTTCAGAAGTAACTCTTTTGTTTACTTCTTCCTCTGAGAATAAGCCTTTCCTTGCCTCTGTTACTTTGTTGTTTATCATTTCGTCTATTTGCTCTTGTGTAAATTCTGCCATTATTTATTCCTCCTAATACCATGTCATAGAATCACTTCTCCAACACATTATTTATTTCATTATTATAATACCTATTAAGTGTACAAATTATGCATAAGAGAGAGAGAGGTTTTAATTTCTCTCAATAAATCTAAATTATGCTTGTTCTATCCAAGAAGTTCCACCATCAAAAGTGGCAAATTCTAAATCGTATAGTGTATTAATTGCAGGAACTAAAGTTGTACCTAACCAAGTTATTCCTGCGAACCAAGTTATTACTGAACCATTAGTTTCCATGATTTGTAGATTTAACTTACAGATATTTGGCACATTAGCCAATCCAATTGTCTTAGCATTGATTCCACCACTAACTGTATCTACCGAACTTACTACTGCTGTAACTCCTACTGCTGTATCATCTGCGATTGCAATATTTAATGTTGTATCATCATCTGCTATAACTTTTACAGTTAATATGATATCGTCCCCATCTTTACTAACAACATAATGTGTAGATACTGCACTTTCAATTTGTAAAGCCACTCTAATCTTTTCTGCCACATCAGATGGTGTATCGTCAACCAATACTGCCACTTGAACTGCTAAAGGACTTCCAACTACGATTTCGCTTGTAATTGTTACTGTAATATCTCCTGCACCAGTTATAGTTCCAACCAATGTTGCAGTTTCTACTTGTGCAATATCAAATGGGGTACTCATAACTACATTCTTGATAGTTGCATCTTCAAAGTCAATTGTTAAATCCCCTACTAAATCTGCAATTGGAACAAATGCAATTACTCCTTCCAAATTAGGCTTAACTTTTACTGGTATCCATTGACCGTTTAGTAACGTACAATAACCACTAGCTTTTCCACTAACTGCTCCTATTATTACCATTACAGAACCGTCTGCACCATCCGTAGGATACGCACTCTGTAAATCAGTAGTTAGGCAATTATATCGTTTAACTTTGTTAACTCCATTTTCTATAGAGATTTGTGTGATTGCCATTATAATTCCTCCTTTTATTCATACTCATACCAACATTATTATTCCCATTTACAAACAATGTTAGTATGGATAAATCTTATACTATTGATGCACTAAAATTAGTATAATATTGTGTTATAATTACACTAACCCCTGCATTATGTCTAAATCTAATATCGAGTACATCACCACTTTGACATTCCACTATACCACCAATAGCTATTACATTATATATATTTTTAGTTCTTGTTACACTAGCACTTATATTTTGAAGTTGAACACCATTTCTAAATATAGTGTAATATAAAACTGCATTTACACTAACTTCACTACTTGCAGTATAACTTAAATTATATACACCATCTAAATCTATTGTTATATTTTGGTTTAGTGCAGAAGGAGTTGCGTTAACTGCTAATCCAACTGAACATACTGGTGTCAATTTTGTATATCCTGCACCAGTTAAAACTGTCTGTGGGGTTGCACCTACATTGGTATATATCTCACCATATCCCTTTTGCAGTTTATATCCTATTTCTTCAAATACACTTTCAGCAGTTGTTCCATCATAATAACCAAGGTCATCAAATACAGATACCTTAGTTGCACTTGGGTACTTAACTGGAATAACATATATGATACCATCATATTCACCTTGTAATGAAGCCTTTATACAGTAACCTACGAATATAGGCTCGGCAGGAGGTAATGGCATAATAGTTGTCATTTGACCACCTACAACATCTAGGTATAATTCATCACCATCTACAAATAAACTCGTATCAACATTATGCACCATTCCTTGTGTCAATACAGAACCTATATCACCATCAATAACTGATTCGATTGAAACTAATCCAAATACATTTTTAGAAAGATTACTTCCATCTGCATCTGCCAATATAAATGTTGGAACATCATTATTAGAACCATTAATAGCAACAACTTCTCCAACTTGTATAGTTCTACCAACAAGATTCTGTGCTTTCATAAACTGTGCTTGATTTATTTCTATCTCGGCAGTTCCAATACCAATGGTAACAGTACCATCTGTTTCACTCCATTGCATCCTACCAATCTCTAATGGGTCGGCAGTTGGATTAGTATCAAAGTCAATGTGACCAATTTGAGTTCCACCTATACCATCCCTAATAACATAAGTATCGGGATTAGCATTTACATCACCAATTATATCATCTAGTTTGGCTCTTTCAATTACGGTATATATTTTCTTAGTTGCACTTTCATCCATATTGTCCATATCATAAACATCAACTTCTTTTAGACTTGGGTCATAGAGTACATTGTCCATATAATGCTCTATCATGGTAATATAAATCTCATAGTCTGTTGGTACTTCTACTGCAAGACCATCTACAGATTCTATTACATTTAGAGTTATACTTGCACTTTTCAGTAAAGTGTTATCTATATCATATGCTTGTAATTCACATCTAAGACTTCCCATTTCAAAAGTGTTAACATTAGTGATAGTATACGTTATTACATCTTCAACTGGAACTAAATCTTCTGTTAAAACTGGGGCATTATCATTCAATTTGAATTTAATCTTATATGAATAAGCAATATCTATAAATTCGGGATTAAGAGTAATAATAAGATTAGATGCCTTGTTTTCTCCCTCTTTTATATAGTTTTCACTAAATATTATCCTAGTATCAAGACTATTTAAGTCTACTATTATATCACGCATTATTTACCTCCTTGTACTTTACTTTCTAATATTTTCTTTTCAGATTTAACTGGTGCTACGGGTTGAACTACTTCTCCTTCTACTTGCTCTGGTGGATTCTTAGCAGTTTCCAATTGAACATTTGACATCTCAACCCTATTGTTATTTTCAATTTGTCCTGCAAAACCATCACCCCAAAATACTTCTCCTCTCGCAATATACTCATTTACATCTGAAACCAAATCCACAATAGTTAAACAATCAGCTGGTGACAAAGTTTTAGTAGCTAATAACGTTGAGTAACTAGTACATTTTATCATCAAGTTATTATTCTTGTTTCTAGTGAATTTAATATCTATATCCATAAGTGATAAGTCCATAGATTCTTTATTGTTCATTATTTTAAGAATAATCCTCAAAGCCATTTTCTCAGACCTCTTGTATATCAATTCTTTATTTCTAGCAAGGATTTCCAAATCTGCCCATCCATCTCTAAGTTCAACGGCTTGACCAGTATCTCCACCACCACCACTTCGACTATTTCTATCTGGAATACCAATAAGTGCGTACAATAGTGCTTCGAGTTCTTGTGAGAACTGATTCATTCCTGATTGGTCTAATGTGTTAGTTATTGAGTCAACCGAACTTGGATTTCCAGAGTTATTCTTAAGAAGTACAACTCCTCTTTCTCTCATTTCATCATATCCATCAACATCAATGTCAGCATTAACAAATACCAAAAGAGATTGTATAACTTGGTCTATATCATCAAGTCTACCACTCTGCAAGCTATTGATTGCATCCATAAGACCAATGCATAGTTCCCAGTCACCTATTCTCCACATATTGTTAGGATATTCTATAATTGGGACTCCACCTACATTATATGGTGAGAACTGTACATCATCTGGAGTTATTACAAGTCCATCAGTATCCACTTCCACTTCATACAGTCCAAAGTCAGTATAGGCATATACTTTTGTACCTTTAACTTCTCCTTCATCATTCAATAAAGTGTAATATGTCACTCCAATAATAGGTCTTTCTGCTATATTATTTTCATATACAACATACGTTGATGCAGGGTTTAATGCTTTGTCTTCAAATGGAACTTCGTCTCCATATACACCATCCGTGTAGATTATACGGAAAGCCGTACCACAGATGCTCTGAAACTCTCCTATCTCTTTATCTACGGAGTATTTATCCTCATAGGCTACATACTTATTGAGTAAGTCTATTTCGTCCTTACCATTTGCCCCTGCTTGGATATATTGGATTGGATTACCCAGAAAATAACCAATAACATTTCTAGTTACCATTTGTGCATGGTTAATTACCACCTTGTTGTTTATTTCGTCTCTTACAACCTTTTCTTTAAGCAATACTGGTTGAATACCGTTACGATATGCTATAAGATAATCAATATCAGCTTTGTTTTCTAAATGTGTTGCTCGACTAGTATTCAGTAATGTTCTCAGATTTTCAAAATCTTTTAAATCTTCTGAGTTAAACTCAGTTACTATTTTTTCTCTGCCCTTCAAAATCATCTTTATTCCTCCTTTTTATAATCCTAATCTTCGTCTGTCTAAGAATTTAATTGTATTTCCACCGATTTCTTGTACCATTTGCCCTAACATAGCAATAGAATCTACACTATCATCATGTTTATTCTTTCCCATTTGTGTAAAGCTAAACATATCTTTCATAAACTTAGCATATTCACTATGAGGAGAATACGTACTAATATCTTTAAAAATGAAGTTTTTCTTAACAAAATCCGAATAAGTTATAATCTTAGTCAACTTATTATTACCACTATAGAATATTTTTATACTTGTTTTGCCACCTTCATCTTTTATTAGTTTATCTAAATCCTCTGCATAATAATTTCCACCATTATTAAGTTCTATATCTGCTCTTACTACTTTATGTTCCAACCATTTATTTGCCACAAGTGGTCTTGTAATTTCTGGTAAACCATTATTATAAACTACATCCACAATATATACATCATCACCATAAATATAACCAACTGGACTAGCAACATAATCATTTCCTAAATTCTTACTATCGCATATTGCCACAATAGTATCTGGTGCTTCATTTGGTAAGCTCATATAATATTTCATATCGTCTGGATGGTATAATAACCCTTCTCTTTCAATTGGTTCTTGCAGATATAATGCACTAAAACTAGCAGAATCCATAGATTTTTTCATATCATCATAATATGCAGTAGAAAATCCACCAACAAAATCAAATTGACTTTCTCCCTTTTCGTCATAACAAGGCATTGCAATTACCTTACATCTTGGGTTTCCTTCATTCATTCCAGTAACATTAGCAATAACATCATGGACAGACCAAGGTGTAGCTACATGAATTTCCTTGCAACCATCTTTTTTTCTTTGTTTACAGTTTACATTATAAGTTTGTACTAACTTTTCTAATCTTGTAACACTTAATGCTTCTTCTATACCACTAACTAAATCGTCACAGTATAGATATTTACTACACTCTGCCCTACCTGTCATTGAACCCCCTATGGGTACATAGGTTATTGTGGGATATCGTTTAAATACTTTAAGCCAAATTTCCTCTCGTTTACCATTTTGATTTACCAAGGGTGCATCTGGGAAAATATCTTTGAAAGCTTGGCTTTGTACAACTTCCATTGTACCAATATAAAACGAAGTAGTTATACTGTCTGAATACGAGGTAGCTAACTGTGTGTATTCTGGGTACTTTCCCATTATCCATGAAAGGAACCTTATGCCACTTGTTGTTTTCCCAGTTCGTGGTGGCATAGTTACAATCAATATATCATACATATCTTTACTTTCCATATCATCTAGTGTTTGGAATAATTCTCCCATGTGCTCCTTTCGGTGATGATAGAAGCCTTTTGAATCTAAGGTTTTATCTTCTTCAAGTTCTAAATACATATTATAAACAATGAAATTATAAGGTGCTACTGCTCTCAATACATCATGATATAAGTTATATATTTCTAACTTCTCATTATCTAGAAGATTTTCATTCATAAGTTCTCGCTCTATATTTGGAATTATCACTTCTGTGTAATTATCTATTTCTTCTCTGTTCATTATAACACTCCCCTTAAGCCATTTGCCATAAATCACAACTAAGTTCTACTGCAATTTTATAATCTCTTTGACTTGATACTTCACCAAAACACCAAACCTCATCTGCCATTTTTAATTGAGAATTATTATCGGACCTTTCAGACATTGTTGGAAATAAAAAACTATGTCCCCAACCTTCTTCTCTTATTATTTTCCTTACATCATCTTCACTAAATATATTTGGGTCTATTATTAAAAATATATTTCTTACACCCATTTAATTTCAACTCCTTTTTTTTCTCCATCCAATCTAATGATGGGAAATTTATTACTTTGTGGCATATACATACCTCTTAACGCGTACCCACCGAACTCTGCGAAGGATGGTACAACTATGTGAGCATAATCTTGTAATTTTACAACTTCATTCTTTGTGTCCATAATAACCTTGGTTGGGAAATTAGATTCTGGGGAATGTGTGTGTCCAGTAACCAATATATCCATACCATCAATAGCGTATCCGAACTTAGAGGTCTTTGCTTTAGAACCACCATGAGCAAGTACAATAGTATAACTGAACTGCCTATCTCTATTGCGATACCCAAGATTAACCTTAAGAAATGCCATATTTTCACGATATAAATCCTCCAAATCTAATTTACTCATAACATCATATAACGGACAATCATCACTTTCCAAAGTAGACCTAATTTCATGGTTTCCTCTACAAGCGCCTAGAATCTTATGTTTTATCGGTGAGAGAGCCTTTCTAAGCCATTCTTTCTGGTCTCTTGGTCTCATTGTAGCTTCGTATACGTTCGTTTTACTGTTCTTTAAGCCATTATCAATCATGTCTCCAATAATAACAACATAACCATTAACATCATCCGAAACCATCTTCATCCACTTATCGAATAACCCTTGGCTAAATTCTGCTGACCCAATATGGACGTCACCCAAGGGATAAATATTTACACACTCTATATCTTCACTCAACTTACTAACTATCATATCAAAATCTTTTTTAATTTTAATCTCCTCCTCCAGTTCATTTCTTTTCAGTATATAATACCCTTCAAGCCAATAAAATATCTCGTTTTCCAAAATAAATCTTGACTTTCTGTTGCGTTAATGCTATAATATACATAAGGGGTTGATAGAAATGCCAATAACACTTTGGGTTATACTAATAATAATTCTAGGCGAACTGATATTTTGTGCATTTAACATTTAGGGAGGTGATGAAAATGATATTAATTTTGCATATACTTTATTGGATAATGATTGCTTTAGTTGTACTTGCAATAATACTCACAGTGAGATGGAAATAACTGAGTTGGCTTTGGGAGAAAATGGAAGTCATTTTTTCAAATTTTTCTCGGAGTTACTCGGAGGGGTAAGCTGTGACATATAGTGAGTTTGAAATAGGGGTTACTACCTAATAATAATTATTGTTTAATGAACTATGCTAAGTAATAATAATTGTTTGTTAATAATAACTATCATGTTATACACATTACTAATCAATAACAACTATCATATAATATATAATATCCCGTACTATATGTTATCATGTAGTATATGCTGCTAAGTAATAACAATTGTTAAGTAATATATAGCATTAAAAAAGAAGTGCTATTATGCACTCCTCTCTATCATGTACTAACTATTACACATTTTAACTAATTCCATAAAGAATATAATTGGTATTATTAACAACATTTTATCACCTACTTTCTATATTGTCATATGCTATTTATACCCTCATTAGTTATCTGATATCATCCCTCATAAATTCATTTATAAAATACCTCTCATTATTGGATGTATAAAAACATGGTTGATATTCGTCGTCATCCTCACTTGGGAAGTCCTCATTAATCTCATATATTATTTCACTTTCTAATATTTCACTTGGTTTATTATCTCCAAAATTAAATTGATACTTTACACCCTCACAATCCTCAGTTAGTTGGATAACTATTCCACCCCAGTTATTCAAACATAGACTCGCAGTATTGTCCTTTAGGAAATGAGGTTTAATTAATAAATTTCTTTTATGTTTAATCATTAGCTCATACCTCCATCATATTGAATTAGCCCTGTGTCAATTGCATGCTGTATAGTTGCCCTCTTAGATGCTTTACGTGGTAATGTAGATATAAACCAACCACAGTTGCCGTCTAACCATGCATATAGATGCTTCATAGTAGTGATTGAACAGTCCCAATTTGCACCCAATGTCAACTTAGCACCATCACACTTCGCTATCATACTTGAGTAACTCTGGAAATATTGAACTCCATTGATGCTCATTACAAATTGATTTGCTACTACATTTCCTTTATCTGATATCATATTGCCAACTTTTATATTATCCATGTATAACTCCTTTTTACTGGCTTTCTAGATGAACCAGCGAACTTTATTTTTTACTCTTGTGTTTCTTCGACATCTCCATTAGTAATTAAACACTCCACTATGCACTCCTTAGAACAAAAATCCATGTTATCAAATTTATATATTGTATCGCCTTCGTATAACTCCCCAGCACATTGCTGACATTCACAAACTTGCATTGTTTCTGGTGGCGTTAGCCACACGGCTTCTGCTCTCTCTAAATTATTCATTATTCTGACCTCCAAGCGTCGTTTTTCACTATGTGGAAGTATATTTCCTTTGTTGTATGGTCACTACTATAGTCGGAGAAGAAGAATACTAGTTTATTGAATCTCAACATTATATTAGTAACTAATACACCTTTCTTATATATCCATAGAGTGTTGCCCTCTCTTACCATTGTTACGTCGTGTATTGATACGTCACCATGTGATACGCTAAATTCTGCTTTCTTCATTATAAAACCTCCTTAATATTTGTAAATTCAAAGTTATAAACCGTTTTATTCTGTCTATTAGGTGAGATTGAATTAATCCTAGTTACTATATAACCCTTGCATGTGTAGCTCTTTGTATACCGTTCATGTGCACCTAAATTAGCGAAGAATGATTTGCTATTTACAACATTGTCATATGTGTTTTCGTCAACTATAGTTTTATAACTAGCCATTTCAACCCACTTATTACCTCTTTTTGCGTAGTTACTTGTTGTTTGTGTTATCCTTATATTTTCCATTATTACAGCCTCCGTTTCTCTGGACTCGAGTAGGGTTATAACTCCATCATGTCCATATGCTATTTCACCAATGTTAGTATCAAAGTACGTTGTTACTATTGTATACTCCTTAGTTCCGTCAAACGCAACCTCCTCGACTGTCTCTGCTAATACACAAGTTTTCAAATCATAATTCTTTGTTAGTTCAGAAATCATTGTTTCAATGTCCATTGTTAGACCTCCATGTATTTATTTTGTTGCTGCTTTGCTACTAACTACATTATATCATGTACTTCATCACTTGTCAAGCTTATCCTTGATAATTATATTTATAAACATATAACATGCATCCAATAATAACTGTTGTGAAATATAATGCCACCGATACTAACTGTTTTTCAGTAATCTTATTATATAATTTTACTAACATGAGCACCACCACCTTTCTATATTTATTATACCATGTATTTTGCCACTTGTCAACAACTTTCTTTTAACACCGTTTAGGACTAGAAGTCCTTGCTTAGTTGGATAAAATTAAGTTGTTGTCCTTGCCACTACCTATATAATAACATGTATTCGTTTGGTTGTCAACCCTTTTATTAAAATTCTTTTTAGTAACCCATTCTGCCAGTTTCAACCAATACCTTAATTATGAATTCCATTGCTAACTCCTTGCTGTCAAACTTTACCACAACATTATCAAATTGAACTGTATATGCGTTTCCTGCTTTTTCCATACTCATATTGTACATCTTGTTCGCCTCCCCTCTTTCTAATAACATTATCTCATTTATTTTGGCGTTTGTCAATACATTTCAGTGAAATAGTTCAAATTAATTTTCGCTTCAAATAATAGAACGTGTGTGCGCGCGTGTGATTATACTCCTTTTATTTGGATATGTCAAGACTTATTTCTGCAAGTTTTGGATTTGGAACTTGCATGAATGTAGTATCGAATACCTCTTAGGTTTTATGCATTATTAGTGCATAAAAGTTGGCATGAAACTTGCTATGGTAAACAATTCTGAATATTCTAATTGTGTCAAACAATACAAACAATTCTGAATATTCACACAATTCACTTTAGCACGTTGAAGTGTAGAAGTGTGAAGTGCAGCACTTTAATGTAGTGAAGTGAGGCTATGTCTCAGTCGAGACTGATTCTCAGTTGCAGTTGATGGCAGCGCTCGTGTGAGAATGAGAATCGTCCATAAAACCGATTTGAAATCTGTGCCATAACCGATTTGAAAACTCTTATAAAGCCGATTTGAAAACATCCGATTTGAAAGGTGAGAAAAAGCCGATTTGAAATCTCATTTTAATTCCTCACGTCGATTCTAAGCCTATCGTTTTCTCTCGAGGTACAATCGTAAGGGGAATAGGTATTAAATCGCTTAGAATCGATATTTAGAAAAAAGCGACCTCCACATCCAGCTCATAGCCCCAATGTGAAAATCGCTTATTTCGTACTTAACATTAGTATTAGTAGGTCGGCGTATCCTACATCTCTGATAACCATTTTCACGGCGTATGGGGAGCCATTTCCCACCTCAATACTACTATTTCTTGTCCAATCCTAACTTTTTAACTGCTTCTGCTATTTCGTCCACGTTCTGTACCGTATTTGGAGTAGTTTGTACATCCAATTTACTAGTCTCAATATAATTGTGTCCTGCACGCAGCATAAACAGGTTCGCAGTAGGGTATTTCTCTGCTCTGTCGATATATTGACCTTCCAAAATCATCTTCGCTTGGGTTAAAATGTCCGATTTTGCCCCGTACTTTTGAGGGTTAGCCATCCATTCGTACATGGTAGACTTTGACATTCCCATATAAAGACAAATTCCATTCATATACGGTTTCAATTGTTTTATCTCACAGTATTCAAAGTATCCTGCAACTTCCCTTGCTACATCCTCAACTTTCCATGCTGAGTGGTCAATGTGCATTTTTGAAACGGATAGCCTGAACAAGTCAGCCATAAAGCCTAATCCTTTATCATCCTCGCCTTTTTCCTTATGCTTGTCTTCATACTCTTTTCCCATATTATCACCTCCACTCATACTTGGTTTTGTACCAATATTCTTTGATTTATACGTTCTCGCCATTGTAATCACCTCATTCAGTTATATTATGTCCCTTTCCAAGTAAAATTATTAGATTGCTGTGTGACAAAAATGACAATTCGGTTTGTCAACCTTCTCTGGGGCTCTCACTCACTTTGAACGTTGCCATTACAAATATGACGCGTTTTCCCCATCCTTTATACTATTCTATACCTCTATTTCTATTTATATACTCTTTTTCTCTTTTCTATTTGTCACTAAGAAAAAGAGGTAAAAAGAGGGTAAAAAGGGGTTAGAATGAGGCTATTAGCACTCGACAAAATAGTGACAAAGTAGTGACAAGTTAGTCATAGCCTTTTTTAAAGCCACTACTTGCCTCATTGTTACTGTGACAAAGTAGTGACAAATTTAAGAATCTAGTTCCAACCCACATACATTTATTGCAAAATCAGCCATTTCCATTACAGTCATTTTCATTTCCAATGCCTGCTCCATCCTAATTTTGGAAGATGCCCTAATTACTTTGCTAACATATACCTCAACATTATGGAGATAATTCTCTCTTGCTTCTTCCACTGTATCTCCAAAACCAAAGTCAGCCATCCACAATTCTATATTTGAATCTTTAACTCTGTAGGTACGGTTCGTATTAACTATGCACTCTAACATATGTGCCTCTTCCTTTTAATTTCCATATCAATTTTATGCATAATACTCTCATCTTCCTCTGAATACTGCGTATTATCTGACCAATCATTGACTAAATATTCATCAGCTGATTCATTGGCTTTTTCAATTTCTGCAAGCTCTTCCTCCTCATCTGTCAAAACTGCTTCATATGTCTTTTCAAATATCTGTGGTTTACATGGATAAAATTCACCATTTACACCTTTTATTATATAGTCACCTTCGCTTGCTATCATTATACCTTCGAGAGTTTTAATCCTTAACCCAGTACCATTATTAGAAGTGTTTTTTGGTAGTTCAGCGCCCATAGAATCAATGTGACAAACTCCTTCAAATGAATCATAGTCCACAAAATCACAAATCTCACACCAAGTTGACCAACCTAACTGTACTGCCTCAATAACTACTGGCAACTTTCTGTATTTTCCCATATTACTTTACCTCCCTATTATCGTCACATTGGGTATCCACTTCATCACAATTTCTTAGTCCGTTTTTCTCAAAATACACACATATCTCACCACAGAACTCACTTGCACCACAATCATCACAACTACATTCATTATCACATTCGCTTTCCAGGAAACTCAATGCCAATACCTCTAATTTAGTTAATTTCATATTATTTACCTCCCTTTGAATTGAATATCACACTTACCAAGAATAGTATTCCAAGGCATAACCAATAGCCTATTGAAAATCCAAAAGCTAATAGTATAGTTTGTAGTAACCATGCCATGAGTAATTCAACTCCGATTAAAGTGAGCAATGTTGCTACTAAAACTGCCATTAACAAACACCTCCAAGTAATAATTTTTTAGTACGTTCTAGCGAGGCTATAAGCACATCTATACTGTTTACATTATTAAAACTTAGCACTACTGGAGAATTACTTATGGCACCTTGTTTGTTTACTTTAACAACGGTTCCACATACACCCATGGGGCCCTCTCGCATACCCAATACACCTCGTATTCTACCATCAATAGTATTTGAAGTACAACTCGTCATTATTACATCACCAAACCCAAATTCCACCACTGTTTGTTCTTTATCTACATTTATCATATTATTCTTCCTCCTCCATAATCGCTTTAGTCCAACATTCATTACAGCTCATATTTGGCACTTTGTTCTTAATCCTACACCCAACATTAACTAAGCCAAAATCTTTTGGACACCCGTACATATTATTCACAACCTTCTTCAAATTCTCTCTTATTATATTTAACATCATTCGCCCTCCTAATATTTTATATTGGACGTGTACTCGCCGTTCACATTTACTGAAACCGATATTCCTTTAATCACACTATTATCATCCATCATATACTCGCCAAGTGTGTTGATAGCTTGTCGGATGGTATCATTGAGGTCCAATGGTTCAACCTCACTATCCGTTGTGTCCGTCTCATCAGTTATGAATCCCATTTTACCCATTTAAACCACCTCCGTCCAATTAAGATTTTAATTCTACCATTAATTTAATTGCAATGCTATTATGGTCAATCATATATTGTAAGTCTGGACCACTGATTACTATGGTTGAAGTTGCTACATATGAGGATGATATAGTATCCATTTCCTCGTCATAAGTTACCACATACTTTGTCATTATAAACCCTCCTCCGTATCTATTAAAGTTTCCATTAACGCAGGATACACGACTTTGCTTATTTGCGTGGGTACTAAGTTATAAACCACGACATATTTAATCTCTTATGTGTTGAGATAGTGTTTTGTAGTAGGTTAGCACTAAAACTACGTATTACAATATGATTTTGGTAGGCTTCACAACCTCTATTAAAACGATTTTTCACAGTTTACTCTGGCCTTGGATTGAGTTTTAAGTCTTCATCCCGACCAAGTACCCCTCCCCTATCTAAGCTATAACTTATTATACCATGGATAAAGGAGGATGTCAACCATTATTTTTTCTTTTTATCTTTCTTTTCTTCTTTCTTTTTATCTTTCTTTACATCTTTCTTTTTAAATGCCACGGTATCACCTCCAGTTCCAGATAAGACTAGAAATAGACCACCCCTTTCCACTCTAAATAGAGTGTACTGCACGACATTGCAGTTATACCTTATTATTGTCCCTTTCCAACTTCTTTATTACCTTATCCAAATAAAATCTAGCCTTTTTTAAATCTTCTACACCATTCTTGAACTGATATCGCAGCACATACTTGATTACATTTCCAATACATACACACTCAATGCCTTTCAGATGCTCCGTAACTTGTTCAATGACGTCTATTACCTCGAATCCCCCATATGAATTGTAGTGCTTTGGGTGGTTGACCCTAGCGAACGTAGAATCTGGATGTGTTGGTATCGTCTCGCTGATTATGTCAAGTTCTTCGGGAGCGTTTGGATACTCCTCCTCATGTCCATCAGCGTGCCGTACAACCTCGCCAACCCTTTCAAATCTATCTATAGAGTAATATATTTTATCAGTTTCTATACTCTTAACAGAGTACACTACATCATCTACAAGAAATGTTGAACCTTCAACACTGTAGTATGCACCAAGACAAAGTTTCTCCACATTCCATGGTGTGATAGCTACACATTCAACCAAATCCCCAACCTTATACTTTCTTAATCTATCCATTATTCATGACCTCCAATTCTTCCAGTGATATGTCCAACAATAGCCTTTATGGTATCATATTCGTCATTAGTCATAAAGGTTTCTTTATCTACCATATATCTAAGCCCCGAGTCGATTTTTATTACCATGTCACAACCGAGTATACCTACTGTGAATAAATCCAACACATCAGCTTGATTGTCTCTCTCTGACACTGCTTTTTCCTTTTCTGCTCTTTCTGCTTTTTCCTTTTCTACTCTCTGGGCTTCTTCTTTTTCTGCTATTTCATTTTTCACTTGCTCTTCGCTAGCTCTTGCAAGCCTTTCCCCTTTTTCGGCCATCATTACTTTATATGACATTGCATCTTGCATATCCTCATAGTCACCTGCCATTGCTATAATAATTTCATCCCCCTCTGTACCATCTAGTAAATCTTTTAATATTATATCTAATTCGCTCATTTTTCCCATTTTAATATTCCTCCTTCAAGCTATTTTTTATTTTTTGTTTACTCTTTTCTTTGTGCTTCTTTGGAACGTGAGTGCCACATCCCCTAGTAACATCATCATCATGTCTGTTAGCCTTGCCACTTCTGTTCATAAGCAACTTTTTCCCATCAATGTGTATCGTGGCTAAAACTTTGCTTTTATTACTCACTACAATCACCACTCATAACATCATCAATGCAACTCTGACACAAGCAGTAATCCACTTCTGTGCTACTACAGAATGAGTATTTCATATGAGTCACCACCAAACACTCAGCTTCCTGAAAACATTCATTACATATCTCTATACCTTTTCTATGATTCATCTATTTCACCGCCTTTTTATAATATGGACAATACTCAATTGTTACTCTGAAACTCTGCTTACAATCTTTAACACATCTTATACATTTTGGACTGTACTGATATTCACCTTTCTTGTTTACGAGAAATGATTCTTGCTCTACTAACACTTCCTTCTTTGTCATTCTAGCCATTGACAACCACTTCCTTTTTTTTAATCTAAATACAGTATATCATATATATTTAATGAAGTCAAGTTATTTCTTACATTTATGAGTTTTAATTATAATTTTCTTTTCAATCCAAAGTAGTGTCCTGCTCTTATGCCATTTTGTCCGCATTACCTCTCCACATATTCCACATCTAAGACGTACGTAATATGTTTTAATATTAATCACCACCTTCATAAACTATTTTGCCCAAAGATAATTTAACCATTCTACATATTCAACTATATCCTCGTAATCCATTGCATCTACATCTAAATGTTTAAGTCCAAACCATTCCTCGCTATCCCAAATAAATTCAATCACATCATTGTCTATAAACATATTAACACCTCCTTAAAATTTAATTTCTAAATGTTTCTTTTATAATGTTGGTGCAAATACACCATAGTATTTTAACTCTGCGTCTTTTCTAATTAGTATAGCCTTATCTAAATCATCAAAATATCCAATGTGTTTATTCTTACCCTCAATTGATATTTGAACTTTCCATTTTGACCTAGACTTAATCCAACATACACCAGTTGTTCCACTTTTATTGTGTGTGGCAACTTTTGTACGATTCATTTGATTCTGAGAACGAGTACATATTCTCAAATTACACTTTCTATTATCAAGGGGATTCCCATTTATATGGTCTACTACAAGGTCTTTGGGTGTATTCATGATTACTCTATGAAGTTTAAGACTAGCACCACCAGAGCTTGTTCTGATAGTTCTTCTAGCATATCCATTTGGATTTAAACTCCATTGCCATTGATTGAGATAATCAAAACAATCATCATCAACTAATATTGTTTTACCACAAGGACTAATTAACTGTTTCATTTATACACCCTACCTTTCAAAACTAATTTCTAAATGCTTAACCCCAAATTCGATACAATCTCGTTTTGAGTCCATAAATATATCTATTCGCTTTCCTTTAACCAATCCGCCAGTGTCCTCTGCTATATAATCTCCATATCCTTTTATATGCACCTTAGTTCCAAGTGGGATTACGTTTTTATCCACTGCTATCGTTCTACCCTCCATAGGAACTGTTTCTGTGTAAGTTAGGTTGCCTGTTGGTGCATAAGCGGTTGATAACACTGTCATGGAGATACGATTGTCCACCCTCACCTTCTTAGAGGGCTTAGGAGCGACCTCACACACTATAATTGGCTCTTTTTCCACTATTTTTGGAACAATAACTTCTTCCACTATCGGAACTGCCTTACGGTATTTACCTACAGTTTCGGTTTGTGGTTTTACTAGTTCTTTATGTCTTTCTATATTTGTGGTAATTATTGCAACACTCATTGCAACTACAACTACTATAATTACTTTTTTCATCATTATTCGCACCCATCCACATTTAAATATCTGTGTATTTCAAATTCTTTTGGGTATATCTTACAAGCTACCATAAGCAGTGAAGTTAGCTCACCCCTTCTAGCTAAATACTCCAACATATTAACCATATTAACGTCATATCTATAAGCTTTAAAACTCTTCCTTACATCACAATCGTACATCATGTCATACGCATTGTATAGTGTAGACCATCTACTATGGATTATCTCTCCATCATTATACTCTGCTCTCACCATGAGGTTCAAGACTTCTTTTATGAACTTTGGATATAGTGCTTCTTCCCTAGTCACCGTTATTGTACCATTAGCATTTATTTTCATCAGTAATAATTCCTCCTTCTCAACTCTAATTTCTTCATTGTAACACCCCTTTATTTTCCAGTAAACATTCCTTGTTGTTCCCAACTTTTAAACTGAACTTTGCATCCACAATTAACACACTTAAATTCTCTCATGCCATCATAAACTTCTTTCACTTCTAATTTACTCGTGCATAACGGACAAGAAATTTCATATATATTTTTCATTATTCTACCTCCTTAAATTTACAATCCAAACTATTAGTTATTCCTCTACATTTAGAGCATATAATGTGTTCCATAATATGTTTACAATATAAGCAACATGGTACTCTGTGGTCATCCTTAGCACAATTTCTCTCTTTGCAATCTCCACAGTTTAAGTCTTTAACATCTTCCATTTATAATTCCCCCCTCTTAACTCTAAATTCATTATACAGCTTATCGTTCAGCTTGTCAAGAACTATTTTTTATTTTCGTAAATTACTTCTGCTAACAATATAAATATTACGGGTATCCATAACCAATGCATCTTCCAAGCCACTTGTAATATTAATGTTATATCGTTTATCATATAATTATACCCTCCTTACTTCATCCAACTATCATCATCATAAAACTCACAAGTTTCTGCTTCGCTGTAATCTAAACTTTTTGATGCAACAAGGTCTTGTCTTTCATAGCAACCACAATAACTAAAATATAAATGTTCTTTACAGTAACCACAATCTTCACAACTTCTTTCTTTCATAACCAGTTCCCCTTTTATAATTTTATTTATAGTATCTTTTGCTTATTATATTTGCTATAAAATCACATATATTTTCCTCAATCAAATATTTATAAACTTCATCAGGATTTATAATTCCTTTGTTCCTACATTTTTTATACTGTGGCCGTTTAGTTTATTAATTAAATAATGCAGAATATTAATATTATAAATAATATAATGTACATGTTCATGTGCAATTACATTTTTTATGCTTCTTTTAACCTTTCTGCATTGATTCACATAAATTTTAATTATATTTGGCTCAACAAATTCACCACAATAGTCCGTTGCACTAACATCATATTTAATTGTTAAATTCATATTAACTGTCTCCCTTCATTAAATACAGTATATCATCATTTTGAATCAATGTCAACAACTATTTTAAATTATGTAAGGGGATTTCTCCCCGTGCTGTCCCCTATTATTTTATTAAAGCTAATGTCTTTTTTATAGACTCTTCTCTCTCTTTATTCCTCTTTCTGTAAGTCCAAAATTCTTCATTAATAACTATTTCAGTGCTTTTTAACCCTTTCATACATCTAATTAAATACCATTTGGCTAATTTTTCTAACATAAATTAATCTTCCTTTCAATTTCGACTTATTGTTTACCACTCTGACCATATCCATTTCTGTCAACATTATTTAATTCATCTACCTCATGGAGTGTAGCATCCATTCTATCTGTTGCTTCAAACTGACACACCCTGTCATACTGTGTTATATATCCTTCTCTAGTACAGTAGAATACACCAATCCACTCGTCATCATTTCCCTTATATACATGGTCTATACATCCAACACCGTTGGTTAGTATCAGGCCATATGAAGCGAATAAACTACTTCTTACCAGTACATTAGCTTTCTTATCATGTGGTAACTCTACTGCTATACCAAATCTCATAACAATTACACTACCTTTATCAAACCATAGTCTATCATTATCACCCCACTGGTCAACCATTCTATGCTTAAGAGCTAATTTAATGTTATGTTCATTATTGTCTACTATAAAGACATTTGCTACTGATAAATCAACCCAATCTGCTCTATCTTTCTTAACAAGTCTTGGTACATCATCACCGAAATATTTAACATTAATGTCCATTATTTAACCGCCTTTATTTTGTAGATTTGCTGATTACTACTGGCAAGTTTTATTCCAAATGGTGTGTTATCATCAACAAGTTTTGTTTCATCGTACAGACCAGTTTTTATATAATATTCGTCTTTTATATATTCATCCAATACTGTACTTCCAATATAAGCATACACCAATCTATCATTCTCAGTTTCAATACCAGCTTCAACTTCTACCATCAATCCAGTTTTCTTAGCACAAGCCATACCTAGTCTCTGATGGAACTGTGTCAATTCGCAACCTGTATAGATTGCAACTTTAAGTTCATTATCTGATGCTAGTCTGCATAGTTCAATAAGTTCTAATGGTTGTAAACTCCACTCTAAGCCACTTAGGATTATTCCTTCGTTGAATGAATTCTGTTTAATCTCAGCTATAATATTCTCTGCACTATCTGTTACAGATTTTTCTTTCTTCAACCCTTTGTTATGACAATTCTTGCATTTGAACTTACATCCATCTGCCACTATTGTAGCACCCACAAAAACGGCATCACCAAGTACCTCATGTGTTATAAATTTATATTTAATATTCATTTTACATTCCCCCCCGTTGTTTTTATTTGCATACAAGATATATAATACACTACCTTGTAGGACTTGTCAATCATTATTTATTGTTTATTTCCATCTAACTGGTTTCTTTCTTTGAACTCCTGTGATTTTCCTACATTGAAATTTGAAACTTTTCTTATATAGCCCGTGACCCTTTGATACATTTCTACTTTTTTACCACATTCTGGGCATACGTCTACATGTTGCTCAATATATCCATGTTCCTCGCAGTATCTATTTATTGGAGATATGTCTGTATATGGTGCTTTATACTTCGTGAGTATAGTTCTAATGATGTGTTTAGCCTTTGCCCCACTAATAGCACCATTGAGATAGTTGTGAACCACTGTGCCACCAGTATATTGTGTCTGAAACTCGTCTTGATGCTCAAAGGTATCGTGTATGCTCGTAATCTTGGCTACTGGGATGTTACATGAGTTTGTGTAGTATGGGGCATCCTCCGTACCTCTTGTTATTATATCTGCGTATTGTAGCTTATCTTTAAGGGCTAGTCTGTAAGATGTTCCCTCTGCTGGAGTTGATTCATAGTTGTACGGACTTCCAGTTTCCTCTTGAAAATCAGCTAACTTCGTTCTGAAAAATTCCCCAACTCTTAGTGATAATGCACTACCTTCTTCTGATAGTATATCACAATCTTCTCCAAGGAAATTCTCACACATTTCATTCTTACCAATCTCTCCGATAGTGCTGAAATGATTATCCAGTGTACCTACATATCTGCTATATGCAGGAATCATACCACCATCCAATATTATATCCTTTAGGAATGTGCGTTTCAATTCCAAAGAATCTTTAGCCAATATAAGCACTTTATCTAACCGTTTGAACAAGTTTTTCTCGCTAGTAGCTTCATAACCTATCCTTGGTAAATTTATCGTTACCACCCCTATAGAGCCAGTTGAATCACCACTACCAAACAATCCACCATTGCGTCTTCTAAGTTCTCTCAGGTCAATTCTAAACCTACAACACATTGAACGAATATCAGATTCTTCCATATCAGAGTTAATAAAGTTAGCAAAATAAGGGTAACCAAACTTTCCTGCTAATTCAAACATTTTATCGGTTGTCACACTATCCCAATCAAAACTCTTACTGATGTTATAAGTTATTATTGGGTAAGCGAATGGCTCACCTTTTGCGTCACCTTCAAGCATTAGGTCACAGAATACATCATTGAAGATGTTGATTTCATCTTGGAACTCCGAGTAGGTATCACAAGTGGCTTTACCACCAATTATAACGGCTTTATCTCTCATGTCACTTGGAACAGTTACATCAAGTGTTACATTGGTGAATGCTGGTTCTGCTCCACCTCTTGAATTACTGTTGATACTGTATATGAAGTTCTGTACTGATTGTTTAACTTGTTTGTAAGTTAGGTTATCGTTGGCAATGAATGGAGCTAGAAAGGTGTCTAAGCTATTCAACGCTACAGCTCCCATTATTTCATTTTGATATACTGTTATAAGGTTGGCAATCTGATTTAATGCAGAATCAAAGTGACCAGCAGGAGCCGACGTTGGGATATTGCTTACCCCTTGAATGCCCAAATTTAATATGTTCTCCATAGAAAATCCACAACAATAAAGGGTTAAACCACTTAAATCGTGTATATGCATGTCACCTTTTAGATAAGCATTTTTCATCTTTTCGGTATATACATCATTCAACCAATAATTTTTACTAACTTCTCCAGCTATATACTTGTTCAACCCACCAAATGATTTTGGAGAATTTGAGTTCTCTTTAACCCTCCACGTTTTATCAAATAAATAACCTTCTACTATCTCTTTTGAATTTATTAATTTCCTAGCCATTATTATCGTCTCCCCTTTTCCTTTTCGTCTAAATACCTTAATGATTCATCAAAGTTTAACATAACACCATCTTGTATCTTTAATACTGGTGCACACCTAAACCCCATCATCATTACTTTTGTGAAGTTGTTGCACTTTTCATAATCCAAACCAAGTCTTTCTAACTCCCTCTCTAATATGATACATCTTGGACAGTTGTTACTATATAACACCATTACCATTATATTCTATCTCCTTTTATATATATTATTGCTTCGTCATACGTTAATAGTATATCTGTATTTTCTATTTCTAATACTGGTGCGGACCTAAAACCCAATCGTATTAGTTTTGCGAAGTTGTTTGTTTTCTGAAATATAAATCCTTTATCAATTAACATTTCCTCTAATATTTTACATTTTGGGCAACTATTACTATATAATATCATATATCCTCCTTCACATTTATATACCAAGTGTAATGAGTATTTTACGATTAATTTCAATCATAGTTTTGTCATCAACCTTACAAATGTATTCTTTTAATCTACTTTTATCAACAACTCTCATTTGTTCGAGTAGTATATTTGATTTTTTTCTCAAGCAATCTAGTATTATATGAGTTTTATCAAATTTTTTGAATTGTCCTGTTATTGGTGCTATTATTGTTGTTGATGAGAATTTGTTCTCATGATTATTTTGAATTATAATTACTGGTCGTACACCATTTTGCTCTGAACCCTTGCCACTTCCTAAATCTGCGTAATATATTTCGCCTTTAACTACTTGCTTCATTTGTTTTACCCTCCCTCTCTGACTTGACTTAAGTATACCACACTTAACTATCTATGTCAAGCATGGTGTTCAATTTACTTCCCAATGTTTTTTGTATTGTGACGCACCCCCCCCCTATTCCACTATATTTAGTTCTTTAGCAAATAATCCAAGTAATGTTTCTATAAATTCTTTATCTTCATTATTATCCATACACTCGCTCATAGCCCTCCACTCATCCTCTCCTTTAATCAAATCATACGCCCCAAACCCGATATCAGAACTCCATGATATTCTAATAAAATCTTTACGCACCTCAAAATCTTCTATTGTTAAATTAATTTCATCAACATCATTTCTTCTTGTCAATTTAATCACTCCTTATTAATTATTGTTATCACACACTATTTGAAGTATGCCACTATTTAAGTTCATATTTAAATGGATTTAGTACACATGTGCATTTATCTTCTTTGTAAAAAACTAAATTCGTATACCCATCAACCAATACACATTTTCCCTCTTTTAAATGATTCTTAGTCCTAAAATACCATTTAACATTACTTATAGTAAATCTACTAAATAACCAGTCTTTGTAATTCATCTTTCCATTTTCCCTCCCCTTCTTTAACTTGGCTTAATTATACCACATACAAAGGAGGTTGTCAACACTATGTTGTATAATAATTTTCGTTATATGATTCGTACCTTGTGTCTATTTCCAATAAGGCACAATCGAAGTTACACTCCTTGAATCGTTCCCAAAAACCACAAGCAGTAAATTCTGGGCAGCCACATCTATATACACAGTTGGGAACAAGCATATCCGCCAATTCAGGCTCAAAATCATGAAGTGCACTCTTGAAATCCAATGCTAGCTTAGTGGCTTTTGGGTCTGCTTGTCTGCATAGCCTCTTTCTCCAAGCATCTATTAAATTCTGTGCGTTAGCATACCCATCAAACTTGACCCTTGAACCTTGTGGTTTATCCTCTCTATCGACCCCAGTTCTGTCAGTTCTCTGTGTGCTGATAAACTTCTCAAATTTGTGTCTCGACCATTCAGTTGATAACCAATATTCTATATTATCCCATGTCCAATCCACCGATATGAGCCTTATTGGACTGTGCTCTGATATGAGCAATTTTCTTCTAAACTCTGAGGTAGATTCAAGTGAGGAGTACTCCTTACCAACAGTAGTCCTACACTTATTCTTTACATTCTTCCAATTACCGTCTACACCATTAATTCTAGTTGTCATTAAATTTCCTCCTTAATATATATCCTTGTAGTTTTACCATTTATATTCTTTCTTGTATCTTTATATCCTAGTTTTAATATCTCTGTTTTGAAGCTTGCCCTATCCATTGGAACATAACCACCTTCTACACACCACACTTTATACACAAGCAATACATCTGTCATAGCTTCATTGTGTATTTTATACTCTGTTTCGTCAATCCATGCTAGTACACTATTATTTGCTATTTTATATTCTTCTTGTTCTTCCATACCTTTGTCTGATGTTGTAAATTTCTTAGTATTTATAATTCTCTTTAAACCTTCTACTCCAAGTTTTAATAGGTACTGCATAGATTCTTCACTTGCTAATTTCTCACCTATATTTATATCGTAGTCTGCATCATTTTCTGAAAATTTAGCTTTGAATGGAAGTAATACTATTCTACGATTAAAACCATCTGTTTTATCTTTGATTTTAGGTAATTTATTTGCACAAAATATCTGTGTAGCATATGATGATAAATCGAAAGGTTGACCATACTTCTTCTCAACGGAGAATGATTCTCCAGTTACAACTTTCTTGAATACTGATGCAGTTTCCATTGATTTAGCACTTATATCGTCACCAATATTGGCTAATTTATTGTGCATTTCGGCAGGTTTGAACCTTGTTTCCAAGTCTTGTAAACTAAGAGCAGTTATATTGCTATTTCCAAGCAATAACTTGATTGCGTCTAATACTGCGGACTTACCGTTATTACCACCACCAGTTAATATAAAACATTTCTGCATAATATTCTTACGATATAAAGAATAACCAATCATTTCTTCTAATATCAATCTTATCTGCTTATCATTACAGGATACCTTGTTCAGAGTAATATCCATGACTTTTGAATAAGCGCTTGGAATATACTCATGCTCAATCTTATTAGTTATAATCCAATTTGGAGAGTAAGGAAATTCTTCCATTGTATTTATATCTAATATACTATCCTTCAATCCAATATATCTAGCTTTAGCAAAACTTTGTTCCTTACTACACATCAAGTGTACAAACTTTAAGGTTTCCTCTTTTTGAGCATCTTTTAATGTTGGTATCTTATTGGTCATTACCCATTTAAACTCATCATCTTCGGCAGTATATAATCCTTTCCTACTGTATATATGAGGAATATTTTCAATCTTTACGATATTACAATTAAGTAACATCCAGTCAGCGAATTTATTATGAAGGAAGTTACCCTTCTTTCCAAAGAACAATTCTTCTGAGAAAGCATCCTTTCTTGTTATGCTTCTAACTTCATCATCTGGAAGTGGAGTTTCAAACATATATTTGTTAACCATTCTACTTATCTTAGTTATCTCGTCATAAGTGAACATCAATGAGGTTTGAAGGAAGAAATTGTGATTCCATAATAGGTCATTTCTACTTCCTTCTGCAACTCTTAAACTTTGGTCAAACTCTCTGTATATTGGAATAAAATAACTTGGTATAACTTCAATTTCATCTGGAGCATATAACCATTCTCGTAAGTGAGTTGTGGTTATACCATCTACAATTTTAGTAGTTCTCAATGGTACAGTTCTTATTTTATTAGTAGTTGCTACACCAAAATCCATTGGTAATCCTATACCACAATTCTTATGAACACCAGTTTTTTTAACCTTACCTTCATTTTTAAAATATAAGTGAATACCATTCTCACTTTGTAACATACAACATTGTAGCTTTTCATCAATTACTATTTGCTTTACAATCTCACAAACCCAATCATCATCAAAATCAATTTGAACAAATTCATCTTTTAAAATTCCAACATAATCACAATCAACTGGTTTTTCACTTAGTCTATGTGCTTCATCAACTACTCCAATTGGAGATTTATACTCACTAAGCTGATACCCTTTAAACAATTCTACCATACAAAACCTCCTTAATTAATTTGTTACCCTCAGTATATACTACGAAGGGTAATTTGTCAACCGTTTATACAAAATCATCAATTCTCTTTTGTGCTAAGTCTATATACCATTGTTTATCTAGTTTAGATGGAATGCCCTTCTCTGTAATATCGCCATTATCTATAAAACATGATATGGGAGTCGAAGCAGTTTTATCTAATGTGTCCTTATCTCGTTTCTTTTTATATAACGTACCATCACTAGAGTCTTTACTGGCAAAACACCTCTGTACCTTATTATATATTTTCTTGCCATTGTGTGAACCATACTCATACTTACTGGTAATCTTAGTTATCTTTTGGAAATCAAGCAATAACTTAGATTTATTAACTGTAGTTTTAACTGAAATACCTTTTGTGAAGTAATCCACAACTGCTCTATTTACAATTGGTAAATCATTGTCCAATGGACTCAGCTTTTTAACCACTGAACCTTTACGTTTTATAGTTCCTTTATCATCCATGATTATATAGTTATTTACATCACGTTGAATTACCTTACAGTATTCGTCAAACTCCAAATCCATTCTTGTTCTTTTAGACCACTCATTGCATATGGATACAATCTCCTCTTTATCATCCTTACTGTATAATTTGACTAACACACCATCTGTATTTGACTGAATAAGCTGACATTTACCTTCTAATGCGTTTATCAAGTCTAGGAGTAGTAACTGTCCTGCTATACATACACCGTTCGCTTGTTTTGGGTCGTATAGATTATTATATTTATCCTTCGAGGCTCCAAACGTACCGTTGAGTACAATCTTACGTGGCCCTTGTCTTTTATCTTTATTAGCTTTCATAATTAATCTATCATCACGTATTTGTGTATATTTTTTTGGATTCAATACATTCCTAGATAGATAGTTATATTCAATCATCATAGCAGGATAGTAAGAACTTACATCCGCCATCAGAAAATATCCTTCTCCATAGTATTTGTTTATGGCACCATGCAAACCTCCAATTCCAAAAGTATGTGGCACATCATTTATGGTGGTTCCCAATTTCATTTTTTCATAATCTTTTACATTATCTCCCCAATTTTTATACCATTCTTTAATCCATTCATGTTTACCTAATTTTAAAGTATCTGGAAATACAATGTCAAATTCATCATCATGTTTCTTTTTCACTGCTCCTAAAATTATAGCTGACATCTGAACCTTAGTTTTATTAATACATGAAATATCAAGTCCAAATTCTTTAATTAATCCCATATGAGATAAAAATTCAGTTTGAGTTTCAATGAATACCCCAAATGTTTCCATAACATCAGTTTTACAATATTCAATTGTAGATAACAATTCTTTTCTCGTTAATGGTCTATCAATATCAAATGGAACAGATGTTTCAATTATACTGTGACCTTGAAAACTTTCGAGTTCTTTTAAACTTCTGAATCCTACTGAACAATCGTATCCGAGTATGGGAAAATTATTTAATAGTTTAGAAAATTCAAAGCCTTTACGGTCTTTATTTATAATCCAATCTGACATTTCATAAGGGTTGAAATCACATAATATAGCTTTTAGAATATAATTATCATAATTTCTTGAATTATACCCTACCATTATCGTATCCTTGTAATGCTCATAAAAATTTTCAAGTTGTGACTTATTATCAACTATAAAATGTGTTTTCTTTGTATCTGTATCAAGCCAGGATATTAACCAATTATATTTAAATACCTCAAAATCTATGAAAATTATAATAATCACTCTCCTTTTTTTGTAATGTAAAACCAACTGTAGTTATATTATAACATACAATTGGCACATAAGATAGCTATTTATTTTATTTTAGTTGCCCTCTGCATAATGTGTTTTATTTTTTCTGAGTAGCTAATCTCATACTTTATTCAACACTTATCGCTCCCTCTGACAGTCGACATAAGAGGTGTTCCTTTAGCAAGGTGGACCAACACTCGAGTCCCACACTAGCAACCAAAACTTATGTAGTGCTACGAACCACATGACCCTCGTAGCGTTGTCCTTGTACTTAAGACATTATAGTGGAACCATTTTAGGATAATATACACTTAGACAATCTTTCAAAAGTCATTGGTATCTCATAGCCTTGTTGGTCTTATTGGAGGTTTCGGTGGGAGTCGAACCCACAACCTTCTGCTTACAAGGCAGATGCTCTACCATTGAGCCACGAAACCATGTATGAGGGAACTTAATCCCCCTTGGTATTAAAAAGCTAAATCGGCATCAGTTATTGGTAATACTTCTTCGGTTTCAATCTTCTCTAACACTTTAAGCTTAGGGAACTTTTGGTCAAAGTCTTTATTTCCGTAAGTTACCATTAATCTGTATTCATTGCCCAAAGGAACATTTTCAACTAAGTTTGCAAAACTTCCCATTCCTTCAAATTCAAGAGACTCTCCTACTAATCCTCCTACAAATGCTACTGCTTCGGCAATGTTAACTGCGGTCATTTGAGGATTGTTCAAGTTTTGTAACATCTGATTGTAGAAGATTATTCTATTGCTATCACTCATTCTGAATTGACCTTTTAACATTGGTAGACCATTCTTTGATTCTGATGGAACTAATGATTCTAATTTAACTTTGTATTCCCCTATTGCTAGTGGCTCAAATTTGTGCTTTTCAACCTGTACTTCATCTTTTGATACTATATTTTCAAATCGTTCCCATAAGTTTCCCATATAATTAATCTCCTTCTCTGCGTTAACTCCCTTGCGGTGAGTGGCATTGTCTAATTGACTATATCTTATTATAACATACTATTTATCTTCTGTCAAGTATTTATTTTAATTCATACTTGTTTTGTATTACGCATCAACTTCTTCAAAACATTCTAAACATTCTTCTTTATCAGTTTTATCTCTATATCTTAATCTTGTATCTATTCCATACTTACAAAACACTGTATCATCTGTATCATTGATGTTCATTTGCTTACACCTACTGCATTGAAATGCTTCCATATTTTCTCCTTTCATATGTCGTACTTTTCTCATATTATGTCACAATTATTTTAAATAAGTTGCTTTCATATCAGCTATGTGTAAGTGCAATGCTAGTGGAAATTTGTCATACGCAGCACTTAATGTGCTCCACACCTTGTCACCTTCATATGCACCCATGTGCCACCTAATAGCCATTGATTCTTCCATAGTTAGTTTCATGTCTTGCATAATCATAAATACGGACTTCTCTGAATGTCCATAAGGTAATTGGTCATCTACTGTGTAGTAAGGAACTGATTTCCATTTACCATGTTCATCTTTAACGTTCCTTGAACTTACCGTATAATAACCTATCTTACATATGTCGTGAAGTAATGATACTATGGTGAGTGTTTCGTCTGAATAGAGATTTCCTACATCAGCTGTTAAGATATGAAAGACTTCAATTGAGTGATGACATAAACCGCCTTCTACTGAATCATGAAATCTTGTCGAAGCTGGAGCAGTGAAGAAATCTGTCTTGGTGATGTTATTTAGTAGGGTATCGAATCCATCTCTTTGGATGAACTCATTTGCTAACCTTGTAAACAGTATAGCATCTTTATCTGCGGTTGTCAAGAGAATCACCCACTTTTAAAAATAAACTTTTATCTTCTATACATTCACAATTACAATTATCACAATCGAAATCATACCCACAGTTAGTAGGTACTTTCTCCCAGTGCAGTTCCAATTGGTCATTTGCTCCTATCATTTATATCACTCCTTCTATAATAGAACTTGGTTTAAATTTTAGTATTTTAAATTTTCCAGTATAGTTTGAATTTTTATTACTATGACTTAATCCTCGTTTAGCAGAACTTAGAGTATCATAGCCAACTATATTATTATTTCTACTCTTTCTTACATAACGTATGAAAACACCATTTTCTGAAAACTCTCCTAGTAGAAATACAGAATCCAAATTACATCACTCCTTCGATTATATCTTGTAAACTTATTATTGGAGTTTCAGTTCTTGCCTCAATACAAGTCTTGCACGTTCCACAACCTTCTGCTTCAACTGTTCCCATCTTAATTCCATAATACCTTTCAATATTACATTCAACATCATATAATGCCATGTCCAAATATACTTGAGGTACTTCTATTATAACACTATTGATTGGACTTTCCTTAGTTACTGCACAAATATAGCATGGTAGTCTCTCACCAGTATTCTGAAAACATATCTCCTGATAACATGCTAACTGCGTGTCATAGTTCCAAGAAGTAACAAAGTCTATATAGTTACCTTTGGAGTCTGTAACAGTTCTTACAACTTTCAAATCACTAATTGCCATACCCTTTGAATAACTATCCATCTTACACTTGAACGGTATACCATTAATCTCACCAGTCATTACACTTTGTTTCTCCCCACTTAGAAATTGTGAGAATACAATATCATTGTCTATAAATTTACAAATCTCATCTGCTTTCTTAAAGTCAGCTTTAAGTTCTCCTTTAGTTGCACCTCTGGTAGATATAATCTCTGGATGGTCTAATTTAAATTTATCCAAAATACCACTTATATAATCGTCAACATAACTTCCTATTAACATAGCATCACTTGGTTTACCCCAAGGTTCAATACCACCTAATTCACATCTTTTAAACTTCTTATATCTACTAACTGACATATAACTTTCATCTGCGAAATACAATTCGTCATTTTCTAGTTCGATTGGATTAATCATTTACAATCCTCCTATTACCAATATTGACAATGAAATAACTGGGACTAGAAATCCTATCATTATTCCAATAATTATATTATCAATTTCTTCACTTAATATTGTATATATTGCAACTGCCGTGTAAACAACCCCAATATATAGTGCTAATAAAAACATTCCCATAATTACCTCCTATTTAGTATATGGATTTTTTGCTTCAGTCTTTGGTTTACTTACATCACTAATTTCTTCTGTAGCTTGCAATCCCATCATTACTTCTGGACAATGAATACGTCCAAACCATGTGTAAGCCCTGTATCCCAACATCAACTCAGGCATTGTTAACCATTTTGAAGCGCCTTTTGTTAACCAACCTTCTTTCTTTGCAATTGCTATTGTTACCGTAGCACCTTTTATAGTTTTACCATTGTGTTTATTCTCAGCAGTTACATATGCTCCCCATGTGTCTTTACCTTCTTCTCCAACATAGTTAAGTTCAACATTTGTATACTGTGGGTTACTTCTAATCATTGATGCGATTGCTGAACCACTAAAGCTTGGTTTACCTTGTATAACATATAAGTTCTGCATAACAACCATTGGACTAACACCCATTCTACTTGCCATATCAAGTGCTATGAAACAATTCTCTGGTCTATTCTGATATGCTACTGGAACTATAGTTGACTTGGAAAGCATTGACGCCATTTCCATAAGCTTATCTAACTCTACTGTTTCCCTTTTAATGTCTAATTGGTTTTCTTCTTTAATAATCATATCTCCCATGAAACATCCTCCTCCTTAACTCTAAATACAGTATACCACGAATAATTTCGGTTGTCAATGCTTATATTAAATATTTTTTATAAGTTTTACGATTGATAATAATAAACATACTGACATTAGTATAGTTGATACTATACATAGAAACGTAAATCCAGTCTCAATTCCAATATATACGTTTAGTGATAAACAAAATACATATATCAGTGTGAGAAATCCTTCCATATAAACTCCTCCTTATTAACCATTTCATTTTAATCTTTCTCGTAAAGAATATTTTAGTATATTGTACATCAACTCGCCACACTCACTAGGTTGCACAAACCATGTTTTAAAATCATACCTTATACTGTAGGTTAACAAACTAGCCATGAATGATTTGCTTGGAAACTTAGAACGATAAGAACCATTCAGTAACTTCTTCCATGTTGCTTGTTCAATTACAAGGTGCATTGTTTCATCATCAGCTACCCTTTCAAATTCCCTTAAAAATCTATCTCTACCACTTGTGAAATTCTGTGCAATCTCATCAAGCGAGTTTTTCTTTTCTATCAAAATCTTTCTGTCCAAATTAAGATGTGGGTAATGTGGAAGTATAAATGAATAATCTCCACTATTAAGTTTCTCAGTTATATATGGTACGTTGATTGAATCTAGGTAGTCCAAGATATGCTTGTTCTTTTGCTCTCTGGAATCACTTATTACTACCATGTCTTTTATTATATCATCTAAATTCTTATCCGTCAATACTATTCCTCCTCTTTATAATTCTTCATAAATTTAAATATAATCTTGGACACAAAACTTTGACTAATATTTAATTTCTTTGCAATTTCGCATTGTGAATACCCCGTACTCTTTAGCATAAATATTAAATAGTTTGGGTCCTCTATTATATCTTCTATCAATTTAAATGCACTATAATCATCATAGATTGGAACCGTGAAGTTGGATTCTAATGTCTCAGTAAGATGTGTCCTTTTTTGTGCTTGTGATTTTCTATACTCCTTATATATTCTACCATTACACACTAGGTGAAAATAGTTCGCTAAAGAACCCTTGGATTCATCATAGTGTATGACTGCTTCACATAATTCAATTGCTAATAAGCCATAATACTCACTTTCCGATAACTTATATTTATTTATGAACCAATATATGAGATTGTGATTATCCTCTATCATTTTCTGTTGTATCGTTGTAAGTTTACACATTTTAATAATCCACCTCTTCATAGAATTCTTTTTTAAGTCGTTTAAGTATCTTGGAAACGTATGATTGGCTTACTCCAAGGTGGTTGGCGATTTCTGTTTGGGAATAACCTTCTGATTTCATTTGTAGGATAATTCCATCATCACCATTCATCCACTCGCTTAACTCAGCCATTCGTTGTAAATCATCATTGTTAATAGTATGCACATTATCAATTAACGTCACATTAGTATGAAGTCGTTTTTGTGCTTGTGATTTTCTGTACTCCTTATACAGTACACCCTCGCACCTTAACTTATAATAGTTGGCTAAACTTCCTCTGCTTGGGTCATGCTTCATTACCGCATAACACAGTTCCAAACTTAAGAGGTCGTAGTATTCTGACATTTCTAAATGTTTTCTATTAATCATCCAATATATCAAGTTATGATTCTCGGTAACTATTATCCTTTGTTTATCTGTTAACCTCATTGTTATCACTCCCTTTCACCTCAATTAACTCTATAACCTATTATATCATGTAATCCACAGAAAGTCAAGGGTTTTAGCCATATTAATTACTCTATATATGGAAGGGATTCAAACCGTGACAACTGACACTGTGACAAACCGATTTTAAACTCTTTTTATATACTATTACTTCTATTTCACTTTATACTCTTTTATATATTTTCTTTGTCATTCTGTCATAAAAGAAGATAAAGAGAGTAGTACCAAGGGTTAAGGGTAGTGACAAAGTTGTGACAAATGGTGACAAAGTGACAACTGAATATTTAAAATAATCAGAAGATTCAGTTTATTTAAGATTTAAAGTAAATGTAATATTCTAAATATTCTGATAATTCATACTATTACAAATGTTAAATTTCTGTTAAATATTTTTGGAGAGTGATTTATAATTTGAAAGCTACGAAAATTTGAAAGGTGTAAATATTTGAAAGCTACGAAAATTTGAAAGTAAAAAAAGACACCTTTCGGCATCTATTTCTTAATCTTTAGTGGTTCTTTTGTTACCATTCTTAATATAGCATTTACAACTGTTAGTGCCATAGCTTGATATTCTGGACTAAAATACTGTTCTCCAGTTACTACTTGGATTCCTATTGCTATAAAGCCTATAAAGTTAACCCATAACGTTTTACTCATATACCATTTTTTATTCATTTAATTACCTCCAAATATTTTAGTGAATGTCATAAAATTTCCAATTATCCAAGGAACAACAAACCCAATTACTGCACCTATTATGGAAAACTTCCAAAAATTACTCATTTTCCGCCAATCCATAAGTGGCTTATTTTTTATTTCAGTTACAATTTCAATCAAACTGTTTTGACTTTTTTCTATATTTTCTAATTTTATTTCATTTCTAATATTAGCATCATGGTTATACAACAAGTCAATGCTCATCTTGTTACTATACTCCTTCGCCTCAGCCTTTATTTCTACTATATCATGCTTTATATAATCAAGTTCTAAACGAATAGAATCTTCACTCATTATGTCACAACTCCTATTTTTTGGTTAAACCCACGATTTCTCGTAGGTCATTTGGATTACCACCATAACCAAAACCACATTGATTATCACCTCTGTACTTCTTATTTTAATTCTCGTAGTTCAAAATTATAAAATAAAACTTCTTTACAATCTTTGGTTCTACATAATACTCCTTCATCCATAATGGCTAAAACCATTACCCAATCCTTGGATAGTTTAACTTCTACTCTTTCTCCAACTTCCATGATACTTTCCTCCTTTATAATTTCCTTATTAATCTATCCAGTACTGTCTGAGTGTGTACACCCATTATGCCATCTTCAACTAGTGGTCTACCCATAACATCTTTTATTCCCAATCCATTTAAGAACTTCTGTGTTTCCAGTACATAATTAACCTTTGGGATAATTTTAACTCCAAGTTGATTACATATTGCTTTACCTAGTGCATTTGCTTCGGCTTGTAACTCAGCATTACTATTGAACGCATAATAATCATCTGTGTCCATAAAACCAAATTCTGTTAATATACAAGGCATCACACTATTTCTTATAACTGAAAAATAGTCCCTACCATCAGAACCTTTTTTAGTTTTTACTGCCATACCATGAGCATTGTTAAGTGACTTGAAACCAGCTGCAACCTTATTGGCAAGTTCTAATCCAACACCATTATATATGGAATGATAGACTTCAAATCCATCTCCACCTCCTGCATTATGATGAATTGAAATTAGTAAATTAGCATGGTTTTCATTTGCAAGATTTGTTATTTCTGATAAACTAGTATATTCATCAGTACTTCTTGTCATGATAACATCAATTCCTTGGTCAACTAAGAATTTCTTTAACTTTAATGCAACCTTTAGGTTTACAGTTTTCTCATAAACACTACCTCTATTTGCACCATTGTCATACCCACCATGTCC